GCAAGAATCTTCAGAACTCTGTGCACTCAATGTCATCTGGTTAAGGCATCGGGTGCAGATGGTTTGTGTGACGAATGCAGAAGTAAATATAAACGCTGGACAATTTATCAAAAATTTAAAGGTTCAAGTATTGCAAGATACGGCCGAAAGTGGTATAAATTAAGACAGAGCATTTTAAAGCGTGACAGTTATCTATGCCAGGAATGCCTGCGTAACGGGAAGTATCAAGTCGCGGAGGACGTGGACCATATTGTACCATTGACGCAAGGTGGAACTGATGACGAGAGTAATCTGCAATCGTTGTGTCATGAATGCCACAAGATTAAAACTGCTCGAGAGAGTCAGACACGATACAAGTAATCATATTTACTTGCTATGGATTGATTTCATCGCTGTCAAAATTTTGACAGTCCACAAACTCTTACAAGGTAGGGGGTATGAAAAATCTCTAGCGAAATATGACATTTTATCGCGCTTTCACGCATTTTAAAATTTTAGGTCAAATTTTAGGAAAAATGCCGAAAAATCAATAACTTATATTTTCAGAAGGATACTAAAATCATGACTGTAAAGAAAACTGTTAACGTCAGAGTCAGAAGGCGGTCAAATTCGATAGGCATTGGCGGAAGACCAGCAACGAATCTGCCCGACATTCATACTGACGAAAATCTTCCACGAGTTCCACCACTCCCTGACACGCTCAAGGATTTTCCAAACTCTGAGAAGATATGGAAAGACATCTGCGGAACTTTAATTCACCGTGGCAAACTCAAGTACAACCATTTGCAGGTGGTTGCCCAGGCGGTGCAGTGGACTTCTCTCGCAAACTGCACAACTTATGAACTTGAGAAACTTGGATATATCACTTTCGTTGATGATATCTGTAAACCGGCTCTGCACATGGTTAAGTCGAAGATTACAGACGAGATGCTGAAATGCTACAACACTCTCACGCTAGATCCGAAGACTGAAATCTACGATTGCATGGCACAATCAGGACAGCAAGGCAGAGCGAGAGTGGATATTGAGGAACAGTATGACGATTTTTAGCAATGATCTAAAAACGTACTGCAACGCGCTCAAGCGCACAGTCAAAGACGTTCCCCGATACGCACTCGGCTTCAGTCACACGATTAAAGCTCTGTCGTATGCTGATGCCGTTGTAGATGGACGTATTGAGAGATCTGAACTTCTGACAAGATCTATTGAGAACAGTCTCAATGATCTGATGAACTCCCTGGAGAACAAGAATTCAAAGTGGATGTTTGATCCGATTAAAGCTGAACGACCTTGCTTTTTCATCGAAACACTGAAGCATGTCAAAGGAAAGTGGGCTAACAGTCCAATTATTCTTGAACCGTGGCAATGTGAGATTGAAGTTAACATCTTCGGCTGGGTAGACCGTGACAGTGGACTCAGACGCTACATTGAAGTTTATAACGAAATTCCGCGTAAGAATGGCAAGACTGTTCTCGCTGCCGGAAATGCGCTCTACATGCTGATGGCTGACGGAGAACATGGAGCCGAAGTGTACTGTGGTGCTAAATCAAAGCAACAGGCTTTTGAAGTATTCAGTCCGGCAAGATTGATGATCCTGAATAACATGGCTCTTCAGAAAAAGTTTAATCCCGATGTTAAAATTGAGTCTATACTTCTGCCGGACGGTTCAAAGTTCCTGCCAATCATCGGTAAACCTCAAGATGGTACAAGTCCTAGTTTCTCGGTGCTTGATGAAATACATCAACATCCGGACGGTTCTCTCTATGAGTGCCAGCAAACCGGACTCGGTTCCCGTGATCAACCTATGATCTTCATGATCACAACTGCCGGATATGATTTAATGTCATTCTGTAAAGCAAAGCATGATGAGAACGTGGATTCAATCTATGGAATTGTTCCGGATGAACGACACTTTGCAAGAATTTATTCTGTTGACGATGGAGATCTCGATAAGATTAAAAATCCGCTTGACTTCCCCGAAGACGAGAGAGAAGAAATTGACAAAGTTAATCTGTCAATTATTGCGAAAGCAAATCCAAATTTTGGCGTATCATTAAAGACCGACTATTTACTTCAGCAGTGTCACGATTCATTCAAGAAACCGGAAGACAGAGCAAAGTTTCTGACTAAACACTTAAATTGCTGGGTTAATTCTGCAAAGAACTATTTTGACATGGGCGCACTATCGAAGTGTATCGACACATCGCTCAATATTCATGACTTCATCGGAGACGTTGGTGTTGTTTCTGTTGACTTGTCTTCTAAACTTGACCTCGGCTGCATACTCGTTGCTTTTGCCAGGGTGATTGATGGAGAAATCCATTATTACGTTTTCCCCGAGTTTTTTCTGCCTGAGAACACCGTCAATGATGTATCAAATAAAAACTATCAACGCTATCAGAACTTCGCACAAAGTGGAAATTCCAACACATCTTGTGGTAGAATACTCAATGTTTCCGATGGATATGAAACAGACTATCTTGCCATGACTGAAACTATCGGAAGTACGGGTGAGATTTATTACCCGAAAGAAGTTATTTTCGATAGCTATAACGCTTTGCAGATGGAACAACAGTGCGAGAGGGAATACGGCTTGAACGTGGTTGAATATTCGAAGACAACCGCATACTTCTCTCCGGCTATGAAAGAAATGAATGCAGCGATAATTTCGGGACGCTTTCACTATGATGGAAATCCATGTCTCGGATGGAACATTCAGAATGTGGAAAGCAAGACCGACAACAATAACAACGACTTTCCACGAAAAGCAAATTTACGTGTAGAAAATAAAATTGATGGTGCAATCTGTTGTCTGATGGCTATCGGCAGATTGATGATCTTGGCACAACAAGGAACTGATGATGAGCATTTTAAAGAAATTTACTCGGCTTATTAACATGCGTGATGATGAACAGAGTCAACCACAGTCGGTTGTTGCCGACATTCTTTACTCTCCGGAGCTGAATAAGACTGTGTCAAGCGACACGGCCATGAGAATTAGTACAGTCTATTCGTGCATCCGTGTGAGAGCAGAATCACTCTCGATGCTTCCAATCAGACTGTATAAGATCGGTGCTGATGGTTCAAAGAAACTTGCTCACAATGACAATCTCTACAAGCTCATCCATAGCCAGCCTAATCAGTTTCAAACGGCAACTGAATTTTGGGAAATGTGCTCATGGTGTCTTGACGTGTATGGCAATTTCTACGCATACATTGTGCGCGTGGGAGGTATGATTACTGAACTGATACCGCTGAATAATCATAGTGTGAGTGTGAACTATAAATTAGGCACAAACATTCCAGAATATACAATCAATATCACAGACAACAACAAAAGAGAAACTAAAACAATCATTGTGAGTGAAGAGGATATGCTTCACATCAGACTTAACAGTTTTGACGGATTGCACGGACTTTCCCCGATCCACCAGGTTAACAAACTGATGTATAACGCGAATTCAACAGAAAATCTAGCTGGAAAAGTATATCAGAATGGCGCAATAACAAGCGGTGTTCTTCAAACTGATGCTAAACTCACTAAAGAATCACATGACACGATCCGCAAGGCATTTTACAGCCAGTACGCTGGAACTGAAAACGCTGGCAAGCCGATGATCCTTGACAGTGGTTTGAAGTACCAGCAGTTCCGAATCTCACTCACAGACGCGCAGTTTATTGAATCTCGCAAATATGATCGTGATGAAATCTGCGGTGTCTTCCGTATTCCACCACATCTTGTTGCAAATCTCGATCACGCAACATTCTCAAATATCGAACAACAGAATCTGCAGTTCGTTAACTATTCACTCATGCCTTATATCCGCAAGATTGAGCAGAGATTGAACAAGTGCTTGCTGGCTGACAAGAAGTTCAAAGACTATCGGTTTAAGTTTGACTTGTCTTCGTTACTCCGTGGTGACAGTACCGCACAGGTTAATTACATTAAATCGTTACTCGACAGTGGCGTAATGACCATCAATGATGCTTTAACCGCACTCGGTATGAATACTTGCAAGGGCGGTGACATTCGTAAACTGCCATTAAACACCGCATATATGGATGATGATGGTAATATTATGAATTTAAACGAAAATAGCTCGCAAAATGACGAAAACAGTGTTGACAATGATTAAAAACTGTGCTAAAAAGTGAGTAAAATGCGAGGTTTATATGACAACTGAAATTAAATATCGTGAAGTCGAATTCCGCGAAGTCAAAGTGTCCGATGAAGGTATCATTGAAGGCTATCTGTCAACATTCAATGATGTGGACAGCTACGGAACATACATGACTTCGACCGCTTTCGACAATGCTCTGAGCAAGTTTAGCAAAGAAGGCTATCTACCTGCCTTGTGGCAGCATGATCGCACTAAACCTGTCGGACGCTGGATCGAACTTGGAAAAGATGAACGTGGTTTATACGGCAAACTCAAATTGACAATGGCAGATCCGCAGGCGCAGATCGCTTATGCACACGCTAAAGACGGCTCTGTCCGTGGTTTCTCAATCGGCTTCATGATCGATTCAGATGACATCAAATTCGACAAAAAGCGTGATGCTTACGCTCTCGACAATGTTGATCTGATTGAGTGTTCAATCGTGACTTTTCCGGCCAACGACAATGCTCAGATCACAAACGTAAAGCAACAAGATTTTTCACAAACTGACTTAAACAAGGATCCTGATATGGCAACAAATATTGAAAATGAAGTTCAATCACCTGCCGATAACTCACTGATGATCGAACTTTCAAAGAAAATTGAAGATTTAACATCAAAGAATGATGAGAGAATTGAGTCTCTGATTCGTGAACTCTCTGCAATTAAGTCTAATTCTTTCGCACAGAACGCTTCTGTTCCGATGTCTGCTTCGGCTGACTCATATGAGAAACGATTTGAAAGATACATTAGAACAGGTGTGATGATTCGTGCAGATGGCGATCCGACTACCGATCCAACTCCAACTCCGACGACTGTTGCTGGCAATACCGGAACTGCTACCGAAGGCGGTTACCTTGTTCCTGATGGACTCGACAAGCGAGTAATGGAATTATTGGACAGTAAATCTGTAATTCGTCAGAACTCAACAATCATCACTCCTGATGGCAACAAGTACGAGCGCATCTACAAGACTTCCGGCATCGCAAGCGGCTGGGTTGGCGAAACTGATGCAAGACCTGCAACAGACGCACAGACCTATCAGCACGTCACCGCTGAACTTGGCGAACTGTATGCTTTCCCTCAGTACACTCAGAGATTTTTAGCTGACAGCTGGTACAATGTGCAGCAAGGCTTCGTTAAAGACTTGTCTGATACTTTCATCAACAAAGAAGAAACCGCCTTCATCAGTGGCGACGGAACTGGTAAACCTAAAGGTATTTTAACCTATACTTTATCTGCCGACGGTGACAAGACCAGAACATGGAACAATCTGCAAGGTATTGCGTCCGGTTCTGCAACTGATGTTACATTGAACAGTTTGATCAAGGCTAAAGATCAGTTGAACACTGGCTATCGCGCTAATGCGAAGTGGTACATGAACACAAACACTTACACTGCACTGCAACAACTGTTAAAAGACAGTGATCAGAGACGTATCTTCGGTAGTGTTGATGTTGCAACTAATGCTCCAACATTACTGTTAGGCTATCCGATTGTGATTTGTGAATACCTGCCGGATATTGCAAGCGGTTCAAATCCAATCATCTTTGGTGATATGAAGTCCGGCTATGCAGTTCTTGACAGACCAGGCATCGGCATTGTTCGTGATGATCTGACCAACAAACCGTATGTAGGCTTCTACTCAATTAAGCGTGTTGGTGGTTTGGTGCAGGATTACAGAGCATTGAAGGTTGTTCATGTAGGTACTTCACTGTAAATTGTAATACCATATTATTTTTTCCTATTACGACCAAAGCACCATAGTCTATATGGTGCTTTTTTTCAAAATTGGACATAGAAAAATGACAGAGAAAAAGAGTTTAAAAG